AGCAGTTGATATTATATCAGCAGGTTTTTGTCCAACGTAAGGCATATTATGTTATCTCCATTATACTCAATGTACCAGAAAGTTTATCTGCGACAGAACAATCTATTGTTATTTGGTCAGTGGTTTCAAGTACAACCTTGTTACCTGCCATCAGTTCCAAAGCACCACCAACAGGTACAGGTGCATTTTTAACTATGACACTCGTTCCGTTTGCTGTGTTGTTTGTAACTGCTCTGTTTCCTGTATCACTAACTAGGTTCACAGTAGCTGTAACTTGCGAGGTATGTAGGTTGGAAAGAACCAATCCTAACACGATTGCTGTTACTCCTGAACCTGCTGTGTACATCACATATGGTGTTCCTGCACTAGCAGGCTCGGCTGCAAAATTAACCACTTTAAAATTATTCGCCATTCTTTATCTCCTAATCACCCTAATGCAATAGCAAGAGCCGTAGCCTCGTCTGCTGCCAATGCTGCCGTTGTTGCACCTATGTCACTTAATACTTCACTAGCACTTCTGCCTTCTATTGCTGTACCTGCAACTCTTAAAAAATCATCGTCTGCCACACCACTTGTAAACTTAGGTACATTGTTATTTGATATACCTGTGGATAAAGTTGCTGTTGCAGTTATTGCAGTACCATTTAAGGTAATAGCATCTGCTTCTAATGTACCATCAAAGTCACCATCTACGGCATCTATGTTACCTTTGAATATTGTAGCTGTTACCGTTCCAGAACTTGGATTGTAAGTTAAAGTACCATCCATTTCTAAACCAACATTACCAGTGCTTGATGTTGCACCTTCTACAAATGTAATTAAATTTTCTTCGCTTGTACTTTCATTGTCTGTAACCAATACATGAGAAGAATTTGTTGCATTTACTGCATTAGTTGCGTTTGTTACTGTAACACCTGCTATAACAGTATTTAAAGCAGTGCCACCAACTGTTATTGCATCTGCTTCCATTGTTCCGTTTATGTCTGCATCACCTTCTACATCTAAAGAACCAGCATCTAACTCGCCTGTAAGAGTTATGTTTCTAAAGCCAGTAATATCTTTATTAGTATCAACTATTGCTGCCTTCGATGCTGCAATAGTTCCTGCTGTAATACCATCAATCGCTTCAAGATCATTTTCATTTATGTCTGCTGAACCAATTACAAAACTACCAGCAGTTACGGCACCAGAAGCCGTTAAGTTTCTAAATGAAGAAGCATCTTTATTTGCATCAACAACTACTACTTTACTAGCTGCAATAGTTCCATTTGTAATTCCATCTAACTTTTCTAAGTCTGCTTCATTCATATCAGCAGAGCCAATTATAAAAGAACCAGTAGCTGTTACTGTTCCTCCTATCGTAGCATTACCACTTGCATCTAAAAATACTGACTTAGCAGCAGGTATAGTACAAAATACTGTTCTTGTGCCTGATGTCCAGCTAACAGCATTGTTTGAATTAGAACTAGCTAATATTGTTGTTCTAGCTAATGTAGTGCCAGAAGACGTAAATGTACCTAACCCAACTTCAAAGTCAGTATTATCAGTACAACAATAATATGTAGTATCTGAATTACTTAAATTTGCAGTGAAAGTTTCAAAACCAGTAACTGCACCACCTAAATTATAAGTACCAGTACCAGTTGTGGCAGTCGTTTCTTTTATTCTATCTGATAATACTAACGCCATTACTTCAACTCTATAGTAAGATTCCCTGCATTAATTCTAAAAATATCTCCATCCGCTATAGTTTTATTTGCATCCAAAGCTCCTACAAATAATATGTTACCACTACTTGATGCGTCTGCAACAATCACATGTGTTATTATATTGGTGGTTCCACCAGATGCTGGAAAATCAATAGCCGCTGCATTGGTTGCCGTTTGTGTGTCTGTTGAATCTGCTCCTATTGTTGTCCATCCAGAAGCAGCTACTTGTTGTCTTGCATAATTTGTAAAGGTTGCTTCTGTAACTGAACCAGTTTCTGCCGCAGATACGGCTGTTGCTAAACCTACATATATGCTATCTCCAGGACTAGCAAAACTAAGAGAGTTGTTCTTGAATATATAATGTAATATTCTTCTCTCTAAATAATTGGTTGATGCATTTGCTGTTGCCATTATATTCTCCTATGTTCTCGGTCTAGCAGGTAATCCTACTCTATAACCATCTGTATTTTCTCTTGCTTCGCCTAGATCTTTTAATCTTGAAAGATAAAAAGTAAAATTCTTTTCATACTGAGCTAAAACATCAGCCTCTCCCTTCATGAAAAAATATGCTTCTACTAAAGAACCATATAATAAAGCGAAAGGTGCGTTTGTGCTTAACCATGTTGTACCACTATCAGCCCCTGCTGTTAAGCTAGTAGGTCTATAATAGTAATGAAGTTCTACTGCATAGTTACTATCAGGAGTAGGTGCTAAGATAAAGTTATCTTGATCAAATCTTGCGTAGTATTTAGGTAAACCTGTGGTAGAAGAGTTAGGTGTATATTCTCTTAAATAATTAACATCTTTCTGTAAAAGAAAACTTTCAGAACCACTGGCTGTTATTTGTAAAGAAAAGGGAGCTAATAAATCTGACGGTACTGTTAGAAATTGATCAGAAGATGTTAAAGCACTTGTTACGTTTTTTCTAAAGATTTCTAAATCAATACTTTTAAAAATTTTTTCTTCTGTTGCTTTAATAAAGTTAGGAAGATTAGTAACAAAAGTCGTTTCTGCATTATCTGTGTAATCTTGTATAGCTGTTTTTAATGTTGCAAATGTAAAACTCATGTTATGCACTCACCGTAGTTGGTCCTGCTGTAGCTCGGCCACCGCCACCTACAATACTTCCTATTGTAGCTGTTTGACCATTAGCTGTAAAAGTATATGTGTCTAAAGTAACAACTGTTATAGTATAACCAGACGATTGTTCCATAACAGTTTTAGTAAATCCATCAAACCCTGCTACCGTTCTAAATCTTACCGTATCATTAGAAGATCTGCCATGTCCTACTTCTTGAACGGTAATAACACCTGAACCAGCCGAACTAGATATAAAAGGGTTTAATCTTAAAAGAACTTCAACAGGGTTTTCTGTTCTACTAGGTCTAGCGTCTTTAATAGCTTCAGGATCTGCCACATTTTTAAAAGGTCCTAACTGAGGGTGTTTAGCTTCAAACTCGTCTGGTCCTACTAAAGAACCATTCCATTCTTTTTTTAAATCACGATGCCTATACTTCATACCAGACCTGTCTGATATTCCAAAAGCATGTTTTCCTGTGGCAAATCTACTCATTAATTAGACCTTAAATAAGAATATTGAGGACTTACAGTGAAGCTAGATCTATCTCTATCTTCTCCCATAGCTCTTTCAAATTCTTCTTCGTAAATAGCTTTTAACATTTGAGTTCGTTGAGGAGCTTTTTTTAAAGAAAGATAATAAGCTAAACCTGCTGTCAAACAAGGGTAAAATCTAAAAGGTACATCCATAGTATTAATTTGATTATCAATATCTTCTACTCTAGTTAAAGCATCATAAATCAAAACATCCGTGCTGTTTTCTGGAACAGGCCATATTTTTAAATTAGGCGTAATTTGCCTATCTAAGAAAAATTGTGTAGGTCTGCCTGTAGTAGTTTTGTTGGGTATTGACAATTCATCTGATCGACTAACTCTTGTAATAGAAAAATCTGTACCAGAACGTCTAACCACTATATTAAGTATATCTATTACATCTGTAGCTAAATCATACTCTCTATCACCTGACGTTAACGCCTGTGTTCTTTGAGTTATAGTCCATTGATTTAATCCCCTGTTTGCCCACTCTGCAAACATTAAGTTTAAAGATCTTCGAGCTGTAGCTAAATCATACCCTGTGCGAACTTCTAGTCCACATCTTTCATAGGCTTCTTCTATGTATTCCGCAGCATCAGGTTCAAAGTTGGTAGAGTTAGACGTAGTCATATGTTACGCTTTCTTTGGTTTTTTAGCGGTTTTCGCAGCTCTTTTAAAATTTGCTGCAGTAGGAGCCCCCTTCGATCCTGGCTTTCTCATTTTTTCTTTTGATCCCGCAGCGATTCTTTTTTTCTTTGCGTGAATATTAGCATATAGTCCAGCGCCCATGTTACCCTCCGTATAAAGCGATTAAAGCTATTATAGTGGCTGCTAACTGAATAGCAATACCCCCAATAATACCCCATATTTTAATGTCTAGTTTATCAATGTCTTTTTGCATATGGGATAAGTGATTCGTCTCTAAACGAATTAATATTTCTTCTAAGATAGCAGTTCTTTTGTCTAAAGAATGCAAAAAGTCTTTTTCTTTTATTGTGGCCATCTTAACACTTCCACCTTTTTCTAGCTTGTCTTAAACGACTATTAGGATCTTTAGCAGCTTTAGGAAATTTTTTCATTTGTCCCGCACTTCTAGCACAATATGATTTTCTTCTTTTTGCCGCCGTACTCCCTGCTTTTACTTTTCCTGTTACAGCTGTCTTTAACTTACTTCCAGGATTATCTCTACGATATTTAGCAACACCCTTCTTAGTCATACCTGCACCGTCTTTGGTCTTTCTTTTATGACCTCCGCTTATAGAATGACCTTTCATAGTGCCTTTTTCGGACATATTTACCTCTATGCGTAGAAGAAACTCATCATATCTGTAGTTGCTATTGTATACTTAACATACATACCATCTTCAAATACAACTCCGTTTTGTGGAATTGTATTATCTATAGTCGTGTTGTCTGTTCCTATAGTTCTAGCTTTAAACAAGGTTGTTCCACCACCGTTAGGCTCTCCGTTAACAAACTCAATAACACCTGCTGTGCCCCCAGAAACAATAGAATAACCTTTAAGACGAGTTCTACCGCCAAAAATTATATCTGCGGCTAGCGCTGTTGTTCCCGCTAAAACTGTTCCTGCAGGATCGCCCACAGCCGTAATACTAACTATCGTTTTAAAAAAACTAGATCCTGTTACAGCTCCAGCATTACCACCTGTTATGTTTTCAGTTAAAGAAGCTCC